GCTAGCTTATAACGAGTTAGTTTTACTCCCATTTGGTTGTGTGTGGGCTCTTGTCTGATCCCTTGAGGGGGATATGTTCTACTCGATTAACTAGTCCGCGCTTCTTGGCTTCCCTGTCCATCTCCGACTTGGAGTAGTATCGTCTTGGGGTTCCGTCTTCGTTACATAGACCGTGACGAATTTCTATCCCTCCGGGGATGTCGTCTCCAATGACTGAATTGGAACCAAACCCGTGAGGACAGAATGGCCATTCCCCCACTACGATCTCTTTGGAACACTTCTCACAAACTGTCATTAGTCTTCTTTCCCTCCGGCTGATGGGTCGTCTGAACGCTTTGCGATCTTAGGTAGAACGGTTAGGTTAGGGTTGGCCTCTCCAACTGGGGTTGGAGCAGGGGGTGGAACATCCACTGGACTTCCTGGTGGTGGGATAGGAGGGGCGAGAGGCATACCGTCTGGACCGATTGGGTTAGGTCCTGGAACGGCTACTGCCTGCTGAATGAGCTTCTTGGCCTCTTCGATGAGTTCAGCCTTAGGCGCTTGTCCCGACTGAAGCATGAAGGCTAGAAGGAGTGGATTCATCATGTCCTCAGCACCTGTCAGTCGGAGGCTGATGTTAGGCTCAACTGGTGGCTTAGGCTCTGGAGCCTTGATTCCTGTGTTGGGGTCGATTCCACTCAGGATGGCAATCTCCTTCAGGATTGGCTCCAGAACTACCCAACCTGACTTAGCATACTTATTGAGGAAACTGTCCAGACGCTGAAGTTTCTGGTTTGCGTCGAGAAGGAGAGTTGAGTCGGCTAGAACTGAGAATGACAAACTCTTCGAGAATGCTGGGTCGAAGCCCTCTCCGAACGCTGTTGGGTCTTCGTACAGACAAATGAGTCCGCCTAGAACCTCTGCGATTCCAACGAAGAATGAGGCTACCTTTGCACGCTCCCTACCCTCTCGGGTCTGGAAGTTCTTGGCAATCTCTTGGCTCTCTCCCTTGGTTTCTACGTCTGCCCCTGAACCCGTTTGGTTTGGACCAATCGTCCACGCTTCCGCGAGGTCCCTCTGAGCAAGCTGGTGGAACAGGCCGTTCTCGGTTGGGTGGCCAGACTTGGCTACCTCACCAATGATTCTCGTTCCGTCTCCCTGAACTGGGATCATGTTCTGCCAAGTTCCACGCATTAGACCAGACTGGAGAGCTGGGTCGACTCGGTTGACGTCGAACCAACGGACTGGGATGTTTCTCTCCCTCTGTTTGATGTCTAGGTTACGAATCTTGACAATCTCGTTGACCTGAGGACGACCAATGGCTGAATCTGAGGGTGGAATGGCCTCGTCTGAGATGTAAGTGAGAGTTAGAACCCTAACTGGGCACTTGAGTGAGCCGATGACTGTTCCGTCTTCGAGAATCCTCTGTCCCTTCCATGGCTCGTCTACGACTGGTTCGTCCTTCCCAGTCACGAAGACTAGATGATGATACGTTGAGAACGACTTAGACTCAGGATGATACTGTTGTTCCTTGTAGAAGATCTCATCGAACCCTACGTTCTGGTCGGATGTGAGCTTCTCCTTCTCGATGTCTTGATTGAGCTTGTCCATGACGGTCTTGTCTTCGCCAAGAACGTCGTCTTTGTCTTCCGGCTTAACCCAACCACGCTGGAGGGCCTCTGCCCAAGTGATTCTGCCTGAACGTCCAATCCAAGGGGCGTTGTCGAAGTTAGACCCTGTGAAGTTAATGGGCCATAGGAGGTCTGAAGGGGACAGCCTTTGAATCAGGTAACGCTTGTCGACGACCTGAGGGACCACTTCCATGGGGACTTCTACCCCTCCAATCATGCCGGTCTCTAGAACTTGAGCATGAAGCTCGGGTGGGAGCATAGAGAGGTCAATTGCTGGAACTTCCTTGTCCTCAGTTAGGGCCTCGTAGGAGACTAGGACGACTCCAAAGCCTGCAGCGTTAATACAGTCTGGAAGGCATTCGTCCATTGCGGACTCAATTCCCGACTGAATCAAGCTGTCGTTCAACTTGGTCTCATAGGCAGCTAGCCATGGTCCTGCTGAAGACGACTGGGGTGGATGGCTCACACGAACTTGGGGAACCTGACTGAACAGACTAGCCTGCTTGGTCTTTGTTAGGGACCAATCTGGGTTAACTGAGATCTGCTCGTCGTCTGACTGAGTGTTTGAGGACTTTCCTCCCTTTCTCATGTCAATCGAGGTCATCCAGTTTTGAACAAGCTTCGTCCTGTACTGTTTACAGATCTCTGCCCTGCTCTTGAACTGTTCCCAACGCTTCTTATCCTTAGGATCTACCTTAGACTGGGTTGGGATTGGGGAATTCTGTTCCTCTAGAACCTCTTGGGATCTAGTTGTCATATCATCAGTCATTAGTATTTAATCCGTTCCTTCTTTTTAGACTGCATCCACTTTGGAAGATAGCTTCCAGAGCTTGGCATTGAACTTCTTGGGTCGGCTGAGTGGCTCATAAGATAATAACAACAGGCTACTACCCAATGATCGTCTCTATGGTCATCCATCTTCTTGAGCTGAGTTGGGTGATACCTCATCTGAGGGATGGTTCTTGCCAACATGGGGGCACCTTTCCTACCATTAACGTAGATTTGGAGTCTTGGAACTCCATCCCCTGCTTCTTCGGCTAGGGCTTGGTGCATGGCTGTTGCGAACCTCTCTCGATCGTTGATTGAGTTCTCCATAGCAATTCCGTTTGCTTCGTAGATTTCCTTAATGGTACGAATGTCAGCAGTCGTATTGATGTCCATTGAAGGATCACAGTAAGTAATTGCTACTTTCTTGATTCCCAACCTCTCATCAGTCTTCTTGATGTCTTCCGCGATGTCTTGAGCTGTGGTTTTGTACCAGAAGTCCTCATGGAAGACGATATGACGGTTTCCTAGGTGAGCAATCCACAGGCAGACAGTAGGGTCTGGGAACCATCCAGCATCGATTGCCCTATAGATAGTGGCTGTCTTTAAGATCTTCTCTAGGTCGATATCAGGGGTTACGTGATAGGGCTTGCGTTCTCCGGCAGCATTGATTCTGGTTGGTTTGAAGTCGAACAGGGCATTCTCAATCGAGAACTCGCCGTCTACCCACGCTTTTAGGACGTGGGAACTCATACCTGAGAACCTTGCCATGTACTGTTTGGCGTCTAGGTGGGGGTTGTCTTCTAGATTGGCTTTGATTGAATACCAGTTGGAGGGGAAATATTGGGAGTCTTCTTCAGGAGTAACGTCCTTGGCTACCCAATACTTATTAATCATCTCTGAGGAGATGCCCAAGGGATTAGTTGCTGCCCTCACCATGGCGGTGAGTCCAGACCCCTCTGGAACACGGACTGAAGCAGCCAGCTTGACGAACATCTCCCACTCAAAGGTTGAGATCTCGTCGAAGAACATGAGGTAAAACTCGGATGACAGGAGGTTTAGGGCGTCTTTGTCGTTCTGACAATGACGGAAGAACCCCATCGACCCATTGGGATAGACTGCAATGTGCTTGGTGTCGTTCCACTTGCCCCCTAGGGCTCTCATTTCCTTGGGAAGAAAGACTAGGTGGGAGGTTTCTAGCTCAGGGAAGGTCCTACGGAGAATACAGTACTTATATCCAGGGTAGGCCATAGCCCTCATGTGGGCATCCCACCGTCCGATGGTAGATTTACCCGACCCTCGACCCCCATAGAGGAGGACGTTGGGTTCAGTCCTCTCATGGTATTCCAGTCCCTTTGGGGTAGGCTCATACAGGACGAGTTCTGTCCCATCTGGTTGGATTAGGCTGACTCCGTTACTCACTCACTTCCTCCGACTGAACGTCAATAACTGCTTCTGGAAGGGCTTTAGGCTCAGGCATCCCTCCGATTTTTAGCCCAATCTGAATGGTTGGGAGGTACTTATTCTTGTCTTCCTTGACCTTGTCGATTGAACCCTCAATCATACGGACTCCATCCTCGTCGGCTGGGGTGTGATCAATGGCCCACTCGGTTGCCTTGAGGGCAGCCTCATATTCTCCAGCTTCCGCAGCCTGAATAATCAGCTTGTGGTGGAGTTCCATGAGTTCTACCGCCTTGTCAAGAAGATATTCTCTGGCCTCACGGACTCTAGGGAAGTATTCCCGCTTGGTCCCCTTCTTAATTGGCATTACTTCTTAATTCCTAAGTCGGTCTGGGTGAGGGAGGGTTTCTTGGGACCAGGAGCATGAGGTTGAGGTACACCCCTAATGCGGTCGAGTTGAAGTTGGATGAAAGTGAGGAAGGACAGCATGTGGTTGGGGCTCTTGGGGTTAGGAGAGGTAGGATGAGATCGCTAGACTTACACTAATCTGGTCGGTTTGTCAAGCACAATCTGATTCTAATCCATAAGTAAATCTACTTAAGGAATCCAAAGAGGACCCATAAAGTTAAATCTGAGCCGAGCCTAAGTCTAATCGAATCAAGGGTTTAGCCAGAAAATGACCTTAGACATGTGTGAAGCTACGCCCCCCGCGAAGCGGGCGGGCCTAGGGTCAACCATCCACCCGAGCCGAAAGAGGCGCACACTCACGCGGGCTGACTGACTCTCGCTCGCATGCACAGCCGCTCGACTCTGTCAAGCACAAACTCTCAGCCGCGCTCGACCGCCCCACGACACCCCACCTTTTGCGGTTACACGGTTACAGCCAGGACGCACACAACGCGCATAGGTTTGGGAATGCCGATCAAGTGGCGGGAACGGGCCAACCCTCAAGAGTCAGCCCGTCTAACGAGACAGGGGATTTAGCGGTTACACGGTTACAAGACTAGGTCCGAGAGTAGGCCGGGACGAGAGGAGCCTTGCCCGACTCCCGAACGAGGATTGTCTCCGACTCAATCAC